AAGCCTTGATACATATCAAAGCCACACGACTCCCGGAACCATCCACTAGTGAAGCACTTCTCTTCGTTGGGCCTAAAACCCAGTGTACGGAGAAGCCAAAGCAGCCGCCCGCTCGCCTTCGAAGAAACGACAATGTCGTCCCCGAAGACCGAGTAAAGTCCACCGACGTTGTACTCCGACCACGCTTTTGGCATGGAAAGAATACCGTCATCTTGGGACACGGCCGCAGCAGTCGCAGCAGCAAATATGGCAGTCTGAAGAGGAAAGGTATAACCATTCCCCATCGTTGATACCATATGAAGCTGCCTTATCGAGCTCTCATCAGAGCCAACTTGCGCGTAGTTGCATCGTAGTGCAAGGATCCGATCAAGCCACTCAGCAGGGATACAATACCCCGCAAGAGAGAGGCTAATCGAATCACTCGCACTGGTTAGGTCGATGGTTGCGAAACCATCGCCACAACTAGCGTCGATAAGGCTTCCGAGCCTAGCCATACAGCGGTTCACATCAGGCTGTGTCTCGAGGGATATGCCAAAGAAGCGCTTTAAGCGCTTCTCGAGCAACGCCCCAAGACCCAACTGATAGAACGTGTTAAGCGTCGGCTCAACAGCAATTAAGCGACTGGTCTTCACGGTTTTTGGAACGAAGCAAAACTTCGACCTGCTGACAAACCGAGGAGGGCCATAGGTTTCAGCGCGGATATTTTCCGCGATCTGTTCCTCTGGCCACAAGGCGATGTCAGCTCGATACAAGTCGATGATGTCAGGAGAGGACGCCGTCAAGGGTGAAGAGTACATCTTTTGGTAAAAAGACGTACCCGTAGCCTTAAACGATGCCCCGGGGCCGCAGCGTGCATTGAGCGCGATGTTACCCCAGTCGGGGGTGCAATCAGACCCGAGGTCACATTCGAAGAAGTCATTTAAGTACTTCAAGAATGTTCCCAAGAGCTGTGACTCCCAACTATTAAGACCCAAGCCACTTGGACGTACCCACTCTTTACAAAGGCGATTTGATTCATCAAAAGCCTTAAGAGCAGCGAAATCCAGCAGGGGGTCTTCCCGCGGTACAAATTTCGAAAGGAATTTGGACCGCATTAACTCAGCAGCTACCTGCCTTTGCTCGAGCGTCGGAAGACGTATCGAGGAGCAAGGTATACTCTGACTGAGATCCTGACACAAGGCGTCGTAAAGAGCACCTGTAGAAATGTCTAACATGTGACAATTACCTTTAGTAGCTTTAACTAGCTACCGCAAAGAGAACCCACGACAGTGGCCAGAACAGCTGCTACCTTCGGACCGAAGATAGCAGATATGGCGGCCACAACGACGTCCCGGCCGTGAAGCTTCATGCCGGACCCCTTCACAGGGATCCAGTACGAAGCGACACCGCCAGCCCATCGGACTGCTGATAAAGCACCCCGATGTACGAGCTGACGGCGGCGTTGAGATTTGCCGTATCGGCAGTATCAGCGCCAACCAGGACAGGGAACTCAGAGCGCCAGTTGCACACACGAGGAGCCTGACCGGCCAGGGGGATAAGCCCCCGACGCATCAGGTAAGACCACGTGTTATAACCGACCTGGCGCAGTACGCCAGTAGCATCGACTGCATTAAGCGCTTTAAGGACAGCAGGCCGACTGAACGTAAACGTCCAGGGCTTGCTAGCCGAAGAGCCAGCATCGACACTAGTCTGGGTACCGCCAATCGCCGAGACATACCATTGTTTTGAGTATGCATTCGGCGGCTGGTCGACAACAACTGAGTAGGTAGGGCTTGTGAGGCCCGTCACCGCAGACCCAGTTACAGGAGATGACAGATTAATAGCCATGTAACAACTCCAAAGTTAAGGAGCACGGTGGAATGGATACGGCACCTTAAGGTTACGGTCCCGGGCTACGAGGTTAAATTCGTAATCCAGAGCCTTACCTGAGGGACTACGCAGGATTCGCTTAGTCAAATTCCCAATCACTGGGAGCTTGCTAGCGAGCACAGCCGCGGTATTCTGTAACTGCCTTACCGATGGTTTCTGCCATTGGAGGACTGGGAACGGAATATTCGTGACTGCCCGACGTCGTACACCTGATGCCGAAGCTTTAAACCAACCAGGTTCATTGGTCCGAAGCGTGAATAGTGCATTCTGATCGGCTGGACGGAAGTCATACCAAGCGGTATAAGTTTCATCCATCCTTTCAGAAGACACGCACCACGCGACATTAGCCCACGGAACAGCCAACGCCTCAACGAACGTGTGAAAGTTCAACACGTAGTCGAGGAGGAAGCTGTAGGGGAGCAGGTTATAGACAGTAGGTATGAACTCACGCCAAGTGAGCCCAACAGACCGAAGGTAGTCGGATCCCCCATCACCCCGTATACGATATTCACCCTTATACCGGACTTTAGCAGTCTGGTGGGTAATACCTCGTACGTGGAGTGCTGGAAAGGATCCGTAAGTACCCTCAGTCTTTTCAACTGCTGATGTTGCCTTTCCTTTGGCCTTAAAGGACACAAAGGCATCAAGGTAGCGATCGGAAACGATCGCCGCCGCACCTTCCCCTATCTCCCTGGCAAGGGGAGCTATCCCAAAACGGTACTCTGTCACAAGGGCTCCAAGGGACTTAGCAACACGTTTAGCATTATTCCAATGCGCACCCTTTTTAAGGATGTTAGCGTGGTTAGTGCTAGTGTATTGTATCAGATCTTGTAGCCCAGACAGACCACGTTTGAAGAGATTGACTGTCTGATGATACTCGCCAATGTCCTCACCCACACCAACGGGTGATTCCATTTCACGAATAGCATCATACAGCCCCTGGACAGCCTGGTTATATGCCGAGACATAGGCAGTCCCACTAAATGGAGGAGGAGTGGTTGGCGCGTTGCTTGAAAGCGAAACGCCATCCCCATTCCCCCATACAGTCCCCGTAAACGAGTTAATCGCAGGCGGGGGTTCTGTGGGATTCACGAAACGTCCTTTACCGTAGTAAGATTTCGAGGTATAAGAGAACTTCGTCGCG